GCCAATCTACCCTGAATGGTTTAAAGTCGTTAGTCTTTTGATTAGCACCTTCCCATAACTTATAGAATACATTACCAATACCATTAGCGGTTGAGGTGATAATAATTCTTGTAGATGTACCAGAAGAAATAACAGGATAAGTTGAGGTATAGAATGTAGCATCATTCTCAACGAATGCAAACTCATCTAGAAATATCAGAGAACAACTCAAACCTCGTATAGAAGAACCCGAAGTTGCGGCAGCAATAATCTTAGAGTTATTAGAGAATTCTATTGAACCTTTATTTAGAGTTTTACATCCAGGTTGTAAGAAGAAAGGTAAGTTTTCTAGCATCAGTGTGACACGTGACAACATTTCACGGGCAGTAGCACCTTTGTTTGCTAGTACAGCAATTACTTTTTCTGGATTGAATATAGCATACCATAACAGATATGCAACAGAGGAAATCGATTTTCCACTTTGGCGTGAACTTAATATAATTGAAAATCTGTTTTCATTGAAGTGATCAAACATTTTTTCCTGATAATCATATAGATCGAATGGAACTAAACCTTTATCCATATGAATAACTTTTAGATAAGTTCTAGTAAAGTATGCAGGATCATTCATACACTTTGAGTATTCATCAATCTCTTCTTGAGTCCAGTTCTGATTTATACCATCTTTTTTGACAAGGGGATTACCAAGATACCCCTTTGTTTCAACTTTCTGAATCGATTTCATTTGGAGTCACATCTTTCACATTCTCTAATAACAATCTCTGTAGATCTGTTGTAGATCCAATATAAACATTATTTTGAGTTAATTGTGCTGGGGTTTCAAGTTCACCAGATTTAATGACTTCTATTTTCTTCTTTTGTAGTTCCATTAATCTATCGGCAATCTCAGAGTTTTGTTTGATCATATTAGATAGAACTTCAAAGGTACGTGGTGCTTCTTGTTCTCTTGCCAGTTCCATCATCATATCAATTGCTTCATCATTCTTGGTGATCATGTCGTAGTATTTAGATCTTGCATACTCATAATCTGCATCTATTTCAGTTTTCATAATTTAGTTCCTAGTGGGTTGACATTTGTTATAAAATGTAGTATAATAGATATGTCACTGGGAAAGATTGGGATACTATTAATCTTTAACATTATTATTAATATTATCAATACCTATTACTATAGGATCGACAGTACCATCAACAGTGATTTCTTCTAAGAACCCAAATGTATCACCATCAATAAAATCAATAGCAGCAGTTTTAATAATAGCATGAGTAGAAACTGGACCATAGAATCTTACTCTTAGATCAAAGTCTAAAGAATATACAATTGCTCTACGAGTCATAAAGTCACCAGTATAATCATCTGATAAAGTCACACCAGTTAATACAATAGGAACATCCCCTTTAATACCCAACTCAGGAACTTCATTAATAGTGATAGTATATTCTGGTTGAAAATATGGCATTATCTGTTCTATTACTTGAAGAGCATCATCTTGGTTCTTTGCCATAATGGATAATTGAATACCCATTCTATAAGGAGCACTAGTATATACTACACTTTTATTATCAGGATCACCAATAATAGGTTTAGACATCCTGTTCATTTTATTAAGTTTAGAAGTATTATCGTATGTCAAAGAAGTAATTTCAAAAGACATACGAGGTAATTTAATAGCAACTTTAGGATCATTCAAGTTGCTTTGTTCTTCTAATCTAGCAAGGAACTTCTGTCTTGGTCCATATGCTAAAGGTACTCGAGTGATTTGTTTTACTTCTCCAGCAGAATCCTTTCTTATAACTTTTATATCATTAAATAATGAACCAAAAGCGGCAATTGTTCTTCTAATTGAGGCATGATAAAAATGATTATTCAACATTATATGTCACCAAATGGATTAGTTTCTGAGAAGTCTATAATAGAATCTCCTGCTTGTTCAAATACTTGATTATCGGCATAAGGTTCATCACTAAAAGCATTTTTTGATACAACAGAATTGATATCATATACTTCAACAACATCCCAAATAGCACCAGAAGTTAATCCTGTAAGAGGTGTTGTGTTATTAAAGTTATGATATAAACCATCGGTAGTTGCCCAATCAGTTAAAGTAATTTTAGTATTATCAACATCAACAATTTCTTTTGTGACTACTCTACCAGTGACATATTCACCAGAACCTAAAGTAATTTCTTGTTGGACATTTTCGTTAATAATAAAATCTATAGCATTAGTATTATTAATAATTAAAGTTAATTGAGCAGCAATACTAACATTAATATCATCAATGTTATCTATACCAGTATTAATAGATTCACCTGAATATTCAAATAATTCACATTGAATTTTATAAACTGGTAGATCTTGTAATTGATAGAAAGGGGATTCATGTTCAACGAATCTAACTTCGAATAGTGATTTAGATAAAGGTAAATAAACCAAATCACCTTCAGCAGGTCGAGATGAATTTATACCGTTATTATTAACACCAACAAGTTGTTCCCATCTTCTTTTAGAAACAATAAAGGTTGCTTGATCTCTTAGTTCAATACCAAACTTTTGAAGAATATCACCTTCACCCGCGAATCCATCAGCACCTTCAATATACATTTCAATAGTATATGCGGTATCATAATTGGATTCAATATCTTCATTAAGGATATTATCAACCGATACCATTTCTCTTGGAAGATAATAAACATCTTGACCGTACATCTTAACAGATTCGATAATCAAATCAGAATAAAGATTTTGTTCGGATGCCACTTTACCAGAGAAATATACATTAGTTGCCATACTGATTAACCTGTATAGAAGTCGGCTGGCATCTCATAATTGAGTTGCATTTGTTCTCTTATAGCAACCAATTCTGTTGTAGCATCATCAAAGAGTTGTCTACCATTAATACTAACACCACCAGGAAGTTGCATACCTTCAAACTTGATAAGATTTGATCCCCATTGTTGTTTCAATAAAGCAGTAGCATATTGTTTAAGAAACATATCATTGTAAACATCAGGATAAGTAGCGGGATCCACAATTCTCATACATTCAACTATAACATATTTACCTTCATAAATCTCTGTTGACCAATCAAGATCTAGATGAAGTTGATTCATATTTCTATTAAATCTAATTGCTTCACCTACACCATTAATTTTCATATCAATCAAAGAAAGATATTGTTGAGTCATTTCATAATTCACAAGATCACCAATAAAGGACAGGTCTTGGAAATCATTTAGGTGCATTTGATATTTAATTGAGAACATATCATTAGCACTATCTAATCCTTCAGCATTAGAGAATATTCTTTTCACATAAAGGATATTATCATTTAGAGTAAGATATTTATTTGCAATATCATCTGCTGTAATTTGGTGTTTAAGATAAATCCTCATGGTAGCATCAGAATGGTACTCTTGATAGAACTGAAGAGCATCATCTATTCTATCTTCTACTTGGTCTTCATCTACATTTATTTCGATTACTGGGCTTCCAAGTCTACGTAGACAATAATCTATAAGAGTTGGTCTTGATGTTGGATTTGCCATAATTTTATATTCCGATATATATTATCTTGTTACGGTAGGAGTTACTTCTAATTGACCTTCAACGACTCTTGTAACAACACCAATATCACTAACAATTTCAACATCATAAACATATCTACCAGCTTTCATTGCTAGTGATTGATCATTGGTCAATTTAATTTGCACTTGCCCATCAGTAGGATTCAGTATAGATGTTATAAAATCCACTGCTGTTGATGATGAATGGGATTTACGAATTTGAGCACTAGATGTATAATTTGTAAGGTCTAGGATATCACCGACATTATCAGTTACGAATATTGTTGATGAAAAATCTGATCCTTGATCTACTATAAGGTTTGCATAAACTGCCATAATTAATTAACTCCGATATATTTTATAGTATTTATATAGTTCAAGAACCGATACGTTTAATAGTTATATTATTAATAGCATTAGTAGGAGAGAATAATATTCTACAAGTACCCGTTAATATATCGGCATCGAGAATACCTAATGATACTGTAGAATACATTGTAGCATATTCTGATAAAAACACATTAGTGCCATTATGCATAAGAAATACTTCTGTACAATGAATATCAGTACCAGATTTAACTTGTATTAAAAACTTAACACTAGAGTATTCTGTTATATCAAAAGAATCTATTATTTGATTGGTATTAGTAGTGGTGGTATTATATACTATAGTTTCAAATAAACCACCACTACCGATAGATGTTATTGCGTTGGATGAATCTTTGAAGTATAATTTATTATCAGCATAGTTTAATGCTAATTCACCATAATCCAGATCCGCATTTAGTGGAACTTTTCCGGATATAGAAGATTTTTTTAATAACAGTTTAGACATAAAAATGACTCACAAATAATAGTGTTAATAATAGAGGGAATAAAAATCCCCTCTTTTTATATATTTATACTAGTAAGTTCCGCCATCCACTACAGTAATAGAAACTGCACCAGCAGTGACATCAAAGTTATTAGCATTAAATGAAGCAACACCTAAAACAGAAGTTGAAGCAGTATTAATATTTGCGTTGATAGAAACATTAGATGAACCATTAAATGAAACTGAACCTTGAACATCACCAGATAATGATATTGTTCTTGCTGTTTCAAGTGTAGTTGCTGTAGAAGCATTACCAGTTAATCCACCAATAACATTAGCATTTAAAGAAGCAAGATTAATACCCGTAAAGTTAATAGTATTATCAGTTGGTTCAGAACTATAGTTATTAAACAGATACCATTCATTATCAGCATGATTTCTTAATAAACCAGTATGTGCATAAGTGCCACTATTATAACCACCCATGAAACCAATATCGACAGAGTTTGTTACATTATTTCCTTCCGCGATATACAGAATAGGATCAGCAACAACAAGTTCTGTTGTATTAATAGTCGTTGTGGTACCATTAACGGTTAGATTACCGGTAACTAATAAATCAGAAGTAAGTTCAACATTAGTAGAGAATATTGATTTACCACTAGGAGTGAATGATAGATTTCCATTGGCATTAGTAGTTGATATAGTATTACCATTTAGAGTAATATTATCGACATTAAGAATATCAATTTTATTATCTGTATTAGTAATAATGGCAGAAGATGCAGTTAGAGTACCAGGTGCATGATCTAATTTATCTGTAAAGTATTGTCCACCAATAACAAGATGAGAAGCAGCATCTCCAGCAGTTTCAGCACCGACACCAATAAATAATCTGCCACCACCCGCTACATTTCCATAATCAGCTGCTGAGTATGCTAAAACGCCATCACCTAAAACAGAAGGATCTCCAGCAGTTGTTGTACGTTTTATACGAATAATTGTTGACATACTTATTATTTCCTGTTTTTAAAATGTAATTTTAATAATGACCGCACTCTATATAAGTTCCATCGTCTAATGTAGATTTTGCTTTCCATATTTCAAGGGTTGCATCATAAATTAACAATGACCCTTGTTCTATTTGAGAAGAATCTATATCACTTAATTCTGTAAGTTTATTAGAGGCGCCTATTATTATAGATTGTGTTTTAATGTTTTTACTGTCGGGTGATATTCTAGCGTTAATTACACTCATTAAATTCTTCCTTATTTACACTATTATTTATAACAATGATTGGACTAAAGTTTTTAGTGTATCAATTTCCTTTTGTTGTTCTTGCACAGATGCAACTAGTAGAGGAACAATTTTAGCAAGATCGATTACTTGATAAACTGGAACTTGTCGTTCAGCATTAACACCAGGAGATATTTCATAAACTTCAGTTCGTGTAGCATCCTTAGTACCAATAACACTTTCGGGAACAATCTCTTGTGCTTCATGTGCCAAGAAACCATCAATAACAATTTCAGGATCAGATATAAAATTAAACCTAGAAGGATTTAGTGCTACTAATCTATCAATTGGATCTGACAAAGGAACAACATTTTCTTTTAATCTATAATCAGAATAGTTAGATGAAATGTTTAATTTTAAATCTAGTTTAGTATCAACTTCAGTCTTTGTATATGTTGTTGTTTGTGGTGCATAACCATCAAGTAAACCTTGAAGTCCAGTTACACTAGCAACGTTGGTACCAGTTACTTCCCAACCGCTTGTGATCACATCCCAAATATAAATGTATTTAGTATCTTTAGCATAAGCTAAGTCACCACCTTTGTTACTCACATAAGGTAGGTACGAAGCATCTTCATAAAGTTTAATAGAGGCAACAAGTGAAGTTCCGTCAGCAGCAACAAGTGTTGCAGTACCAGCAACTTCTTTAATCTTGTTTTTGAATGATGGTGTATTTTCTACATAGGTTGCCAAATCTTGTGGCACAAACTGGTTATTTGATGCATCATAAACAAGACACATCTGATTAACAAGAGTAGGAAGAGGTCTTAACTCAATAGGGGTTTTCATGCCCTCATGGGTATGTTGGAAATAAACAACAAAGTTACCAGCGTCATTAACCTCAACCGCTAAGTCTTTAATGGTAATAACACCACGCATTGAACTATGATTGCCACATTGATAATAAAGGTTATCAGGTGCATCAGCAGGAACAGCAAAGGATAATGTCGTTTTACCTGTTGACCCATCATTCCTTGAACCAGTAACTCCTGTTGTATATTCACCAACATACGAACCAGAAACATAATTTGCTCCGTTGTCTGTACTTAGGTAAAATGGATGACCCGCAAGTGATGCATCAAGGGTAAAGGTATACGTTGATCCTCTATACATTGGACCAATATTTGGATTATCACCTTCAACAACCGATGTTAAATCGCCTCCACCAACATTACTAGCACCGAATGTATAAGAACCAGCTGTTGCATGTGAAACCATATAACCAATACCACTAGGAGCAGTTAGAACTGGTGGGGTGATATTTGTGGGTAAATTAATCGTTATCTTTTGAACATCAATGGCAACGCCACCATTAATATCTGGGTGACTTTCTGATACAACTGATTTGGTACTTGCCCAAGATATTTCATTATCAAATCCAGCACCATCAACCCATTTTAGTGAAGCTCCGTGGGTTTGATCCAACATACCATGAATCGTATTAGTAAAGTTACTAATAGTATAATTTCCGTCCTCATATAAAGGGACTGATAACTGAAAACTATTTGTGATAGGAGTTCTTGCAAATGGTAGAGAAGAGTTTTCCCAAGTCCAAACCCAAGGCATATCATCACCAGCCATAACAGCATCAACTTGTATTGCTAAAGATTCTGGGGTGATTACTAAATTGGCTTTAGGGATGTCTGAACCATCCTCTAATATTATTGCATTAGGTAATACCACCTTACCAGATTCATCTGTTGTAATAGGTGTTGATGACACGCCTAAAGGACTAGTTACTACTAGCCCACTCTTTACTATAAAATCCTTACTTATTGCCATTTCGTTTCCCTATCCACGAAGTGTTATTATGTGATATTATTTATAATAATTTTAATTTGATTCAGTTTCAATTCATAAGCAGAAACCATTATATAAATGACTATTTTAAAGAAAAAAGGAGGATTTTACACCTCCTTTACTAAACTACGAGACGATTAATAACTCAGGATACACTGGATTATAGATATCTACTGTTTCTGGTAAATCCCTGAGTGCTTGCCTGTATGTTGCCATTTCTTCTGACATGTTTACGTCTGAATTAGCTGTCCAATCGGTAGCTGCTAACAGAGCATTACGCTCGTGCCGCATATCCTTAACAAGTTGAGGGATGATGTCACCTCTGGATGGGTCTGGGTCAATGAAATTAGAACCATCATAGGTATACCCTATAGATCCTTCCGTGGCCTCAACTAGAGTTATTCCGGGCAAAGACTGTAACGAGTCAACATTGATTGTGTTTGTTATAACACCGTTTTCAATAATATGTGCTTTCATTTTCTTTCTCCTATTAGAACCAACTGACGATAACTTTACCGTCACCGCCTGTACCGCCTGTACCAGAGTTTGTGTTGCCACCACCACCGCCACCACCTGAAGGGAAGCCACCCGCGCCACCAGCTTGACTACCTGCACCACCACCGCCTCCAGCACCACCACGTCCTAAAGCGCCCGCCGCACCATTGCCGCCCGGATTTCCTGATGTTCCACCTGAGCCACCGCCACCTTGTTGCCAAACTCCTGTTGCACCTCCAGCACCACCTGACATTCCACTGCCACCGCCGCTACCCCCGCCGCCACCGCCCCACAGAGAACTGCCTCCATCTTCGCCATTATTGCTGTTACCTGCATAAGTCGCGGAAGAACCGCCACCCCATTCAGCAGAGAAACCTTTCCTAGCAGACGAGCCTGTTCCGTTTACGGGTTTAGCTCCACCTCCTCCAGTTTGACTGAGCGCGTCCACATCACTCTGGCATTGTCCACCCGTCCTGCTTCCGATACGAATGGCTGGGAACCCACCGCCCTGATATTCATTTAGCTGGGAAGATGACACTCCTACTGTTGCTGTGCCACCGCCACCACTGCCTTGAGCAGCTCCACCACAACCGCCAAAAGCTTTCACATACGTTGCGAAGCTGCTGGTTCCACCGATCTGTCCGTAAGCTCCAGAACCTCCACCACCTGATCCGCCTGCACCAACCGTAACAGTTACGCTTGTTCCAGCCGCAATTTCTCCTACTTTGACTTGTGCATGTGCTCCACCACCCCCACCAGGGCCGCTGCGGCCGTCACCACTGTGACCTGAACCTCCTCCCCCACCGCCGGCAAAAGCATCAACAATAAAGCCAGAAACGCCTGGTGGTACAATGAAAGTGCCTGTAGAAGTGTATTCACGGTATCCATACTGCATAATAGTTGAAAAGAAAGAAGTACCGTCACTTACGACCAAACGAGCTTCATTCGGGTAAAGTATAAAACTAGACAATCCATCTATTGTCTCTGCACCATCAGGGTCTAGCGTAATGTCTCCAGTGCCAGAGTTTTGAATGTAAGCAAACCAACCAGAACCTAGTGTAGATGCTGCTGTAAATGTCTGGGTGAATGTGCCGCTAGTAATATCAATTAATTTACTATTATTAGTTGCATCAAGAATAGTATTGCTTGTTCGACTGACTCTTACAACACTTGAACCAGCCTCACCCCAAGAAGCAGCACTTCCATCGGTCGTCAAGAACTTGCCAGACTGACTTGACTGTGCCGGTAGGCTATCTACTCCGGTGAGATTACTCCCATCCACTGCGGGTAATTTAGCAGTACCATCAAGCTGAACAATTTCATTTAATGATGTACCAACATTTAAAGTTGATGCAGTTCCTAGACCCAATGATGTTCTCGCTGTCCCAGCAGACTCAGCAACAAAATTCGTTCCATCGCCGACAATAAAGTTACCGTCCGTAGGGGTAAGAGCAGCGACATCTGTTAATTGAGCATCATATGCTTGTACAGAAACTCCAATATCTGTATCGGTTACTATAGCAGTACCAGATGTAGGTAAAGTTAATATTGTATTACCTGCAATATCAGGTGCTTGTATAGTTACTGTTCCAGATGTGTTTCCTGATACG